GATCCGATCAGGCGTAACTTGCGAGGGATAGCGTAGTGGCAAAGATTCGAGGACTTATGAAGTTTGTCGATGCGTTAGTTGATCGATATAAAATGGATCCCGAGGACGCCGAAAAGATAGTTAGAGATAATAAATGGATGAATCTTGAGGGCGCATTGATCGATGAGCCAGCTCAGACTCGAAAGGCATACAAACTTTTTGAGCAAAAGAACGATCAGATATATCCATTGTACGTTGACAATAAGACGCCGATTCCAATAAATGAGTGGATGTTTGCTAAACATATGCCACCAAACGATAAGGGAGAAATAACATCTGGGATAGGAAGTTTGGCGTATCGACCGGGATTCCATAGTGGTACAAATCCATTTGCCCTTCATATTGGCGGAAAATCAAATAGAGCGCTGCCAGTTGATTACCGAAAATACGATCAGGTATGGGGAGAGATAGAGGTTCCAAAAGATTACGATTGGTACAACGAAGCAATGTATCGAGCCAGAATGACTAATGATGGTCGTATAGATCCGCAAACAGCAGAAATCAAAGATCAATTACCACTTGGTGGCAGTTACAATTACAACACAAACGCTAACGTTGCTGGCGACTGGTTAATATCTGACAGGATAAAAGTTAATAGACTGTTAGATCGGGCTGAGGTACAAGACATAAACAAACGAGCTGGAGTCGCAGACCTGCCGACTATAGATCAGTTAATCATGGCAGGCAAAGTTGATAAATCAAAGCTAACTAAAGTAGCCAAAGAGCAGTTAAAACGTAAAGGCTTGCTCGATTTAATTTACGAATAGGAATGGCGCAATGGCAATATCAGCAGTAAATCTAATTAAAAGGTTAATTCAACTTAAATTGTTGGATCCTAAAAATGCTGATAATCCAAGTCGGGTTAAGTCTGCAACGAAAAGATACGAGGACATAAAAAAACAAAATAGTGTTTTTGCCAAAAGAGAAAGGTTAGCGGCAAAAAACAATTTTGATACCGTAATGGATGCGGAGGAGATTCCAAAAAATATTATTACGCCAGAGAATTTACAAGGCGAAATATTAATTCCGCTGAAGGGCGATCCAAGTAACATTGGTTTACTTTCTCAAGTAGGAGGCATACCTGTTAAGTCTAATGTGCAGGGCGGGTCAAAGTTTCCATTCAAATGGGATGATCTTGCTTGGGCATCGCAGTCTGGAGCTGCTGAAAGTTATCTAAATAAAGCAAGATATGTCAGAGATAAATTTGGTCAGTCGCCAGTATCAATTAATACGTTGATGACTGATGCATCAATGTATTCTCCAAAATTTGTGCGAGATCCAATTTTTCAACAACTCAAAAACTCACCAAAATTACTTAAAAAAGACGTATTAGAATTTGATGCGAGAGTTAGAGGCGATAAACAATTGGATCTCTCAGACTGGCCGGGTCTTTTTAACGGCGGTGAAGAATATCTTGCAAATTTATCCATGAGGAAGCGAGGTAGAGTTTTAGAGTTAATGGATCAAGCAAAATTTAGAGATAAAGGCTTTCCGTTAGTACAAGAGACAATTGAAGGCACAAAAGATCCACGTTTTGCTGGATCTGCTCTTGGAGATGCTGGAGCCGCAATTGTAAGAGTAGATCCTGATAAAGATTTAGTGTCATTGCCTAATAGGATTCATGAAGGTTATGATACTGGAATTTCAAAAATTCCCGGTTCGCCTGTTCAACAATTTGAAAGAACAATTCCTTATCGAACAGCATTTAAAGATTTGTTTGCAGAGAAAGCTGTTGCAGTAGACAAGAATGGCAGACCATTATCAGTGCCTAATATCATTGACGCTGGAAACTTATCAAAGGGCGGAATTCAAAGGGCAGACCAAAAATGGGTTGATGAAAATATGGATTTTCTTGAAAGAATGAAAGGAAATCCAAAGGGATTGTTAGCCGCTGGAGGCGGAGCTGCCGCCCCAACTGCTGGGCTAATATCAACAGAAAGCCCACAGCAAAAAGCATCTAACCAAGATGCATTGAGCGTTTCAATGGATGGGATCGACACGAAAAGTCGATCACTGCCTGAGTTTGGCGGACAGACATTTGAGACGGCATTGGCAATGTTAAGGGGAATGGGAGTTGGACTGCTAGATGCAATCCAAATGATTGCTGACGGCATGGTTCCAGAATCTGCTATGTTGCCATCAGGTAATAAACGCATTACTGTTCCTGACTTTCAGCCAAAATACATGAATAAAAAAGAAAAAGATGTTGTTGAACAAATAGGACTTTTTTCAGGGCCGACGTTATTCTGATGCCAAATAAAAAAATAGGATTACTCGACAGATTTAAGGATAATTATGGCAGTTACATCATTTAAAAAATTATTTGACATGATTGGGATGCCAATCACAAAGCAAGAGCGATCTTTGTCTGGGATGGATCAAAAGATCAAAGCTGCAATAGATCTACAAAAAAAATTAGGATTTACCGGAAAAGATGTCGATGCTTACATTGGCTCATCAACAATGGACAGGGCAAGGCAAGCTGGCCCAGAAATGGAACAACTTGCAAAAAATATATTGGAAGATGATTATTTAAAAAAGTTACGAGCCGACGTTCGATATACCAGACGCGGTGATTCATTTTCATCATTGCCGCCAACTAAAGCTCTTGATCCATTAATGCAAGGCGTTATGGACGTTGAATCTTTTGGCGGTAATCCAACGGCATTGCAAGGCGCTGGAAATACATTAAGCAATGCTTTATCGCAATTACAAAATTTGTCTATTATGCAGGCCTCAAGAGTTGGCAAAGTTGCCGGGGCAACGCCATTAAGTAGTGGCGCTTTGGGCCAGTTTCAAATTATGCCTAACGAATTATTACCATTGGCTGTTCGCGCTGGCCTTGATCCGATGAAAGATAAGTTTTCAAAAGAAAATCAACGCAAAATGGCTGAGTTTCTTGTATTGGAAGAGAAACGTCCAGATCGATCAATGGGCGAATTATTAAAAGATCCAAATGTGCCTATTGAGGCGGCGCAACGTGCTGGTGCTAACATATGGGCTGGGCTTCCTAGTGTTGGCGGAAAGTCCGCGTATAGTGGATTACAAGGCAACGCAGCTAATATGAGCGAAGCGGAATATAGACGTTTATTACAAAAATCAAGACAGGGATTACTAGGGACAATGATGCCATGACAATAACAAACTACAGCACGCTGCAATCGACAGTCGCCGATTACCTAAATCGAAGTGATCTAACGGCAGTCATACCGACGTTCATTCAGTTGGCAGAGTCGCAGATCAATCGAGATATTCGGCACTACAAGATGGAGACTCGATCAACGGCAACGATAGACGCTGGCGATCAATACTCGCAAGTGCCGGCAGACTGGATGGAGACAATCCGAGTCAGCATACAAGGCACCGGCACAACCGTTGTTAATTTAATATCTCGAGATGCTATGGCGGATAAACGTGCTGGGGCTGAGGATGTGTCTGGTCGGCCTGAGTATTACACTCACGCAGATGGGCAGTTTAACTTCTATCCGACGCCAGACGCAGACTACACGCTGGAGTTGTTGTACTTTGCCAAAGTGCCTGATTTGGCGTCAAACAGCGATAACTGGTTGTTAGACGACTCGCCCGATGTATATTTATATGGATCGTTGATGCATTCTGCGCCATACTTGCAGGAAGATGCACGGATCACAGTTTGGGCGCAGTTGTATTCAGCGGCTGTTGCAAGATTAAACGAATCATCAGATCGATCCAGAATGTCTGGATCTGGATTAAAACTTAAAGTGAGAGGATTAGGATGAGCTTTTCTGATTATTTAGAGGATAAAGTGCTTGACCATGTTTTTGGTGGCAACGCTTATACCGCCCCAACAACGTTGTATGTTGGTTTATTTACTAGCACACCAACAGATTCAACTGCAGGCACAGAAGTTTCTGGTGGATCTTATGCGAGGCAAACTGCTGCTTTTACTGTGAGTGGAACAAATCCTACTGAGGCAGCAAGCAATGCAGCGATTGAATGGCCTACTGCTACCGCAACTTGGGGGACGGTAACTTACGCTGGCATTTTTGACGCATCGACGGCTGGCAATATGCTTTCGTATGCTCAATTGACAGATCCAGCCGATCTTTCAACTCCATTGCCAAAAACTATTGGTACTGGCGACGTATTTAGAATTTCATCGGGAAATTTAAAAGTTAGACTTGACTAAGGAATAAGTAATGTCAACGATTACTACCAGATCAGGTAAGGGATCTCCGTTAACTCATGATGAAGTTGACGCAAATTTTAATAATTTAAATACAGATAAATATCAATCTGGTGACAGTCCTTCGTTTGCTGGTTTAACAATATCTTCAGATGATTCTTATGCCATAGATGTAACAAGACCTACTGCCGGAAGTACAACAATAAGAATTACAAGTGGTTCTACTGCTGGAAATGATGCTATTTTCAGAGCAGATATTGGCAACACAACAGGTACGTCAGCAGTTTATTTTGGAGATACGGATACTAACGGTATTGGTCGTATTATGTATGAGCATAATGGCGACTATATGCGTTTCTATACAAGCTCTACTGAGAAAATGCGTATCAACAGCAACGGTAACGTAGGTATTGGGACGAGTAGTCCTGCGGATCCATTAGATGTCGTGGGAACGATAAAAAGCAATGTTTCCTCCACAGGTGACTTCAACTTTCGGGCGACATCTACAGGTGGAGGACAATACCTTATTTATCCTGATGACGCAACTACTGCTAACCCAACTTGGCTTCATCAGACAAATAGTTCTGAAGATCAAGCGTTTGTTATAGGTGGTGTGGAGAGGGTGCGTATTGACAGCGCTGGCAACGTTGGTATCGGGACGACGTCACCAACAGAACTTGTCACATTATCTGCTAACTCTCAACATAGGCTTTTGATTGAGGCAACAGATACAACAATGTCAGATGGTGCTGATTATGGCGGTATTGCTTGGGAAACCAACGACGCTGCACAGCCCAGTCTTACCACATGGGAAATCTTCCAAGAAGCTGCGGGGACGACAGGTGAATCTGAATTAGTTGTCGATTACAAAGGTGTTGAGGCTTTCCGTATCGACATCGCTGGCAACGTAGGTATTGGTACGAGTTCGCCTTCAACTGCACTAGATGTTGCAGGCACAGTAACGGCTGATGGGCTGACTGTAGACACCAACACACTTTATGTAGACTCTACCAACAACAGAGTTGGTATTGGGACGAGTAGTCCTACATACAAAATTGAGTCGTCTGGTTCAGGTAGTACGTTAAAGTTGGTTAACGGTACAACGTATGATTTGCGGTTTGTTGAGCAAAATAGTCGGACTAACATTTATAGTTACGGTTCGCTC